CAAAACCAAGAGCTCACTCTAATTTTCACTTTCTTTGATTGCGGTGTTAAATTTAGAGTGAGCTCTTGGTTTTGGTAAACCGCCTTTTCTAAACATCGAACCTGAACCTAAAGTACGAGACGCTTCTTTTGTTTCCATTTTTTTAACTGTTTTCTTTACGGGTCTCATTTTCATTTTCATGTTTTCACCTTCTTTGTATTCAAACTTAGCTTTACCTGTTCCCATTGTAGCGTTTCCTTTTTTCATTTTTGTTTTGAAACCACCACTCATGTTAGGTTTTTGATTAAATTTAAATTTAGGTGAACCCATTCCTACCCCTTTTGCTTTTACTTTCATTTTGGATTCGTTCATAGAATCTTCCATGTCTTCTTCTTCCATTTCTTCGTCAGATTCGTACATTTCTTCTTCATCCATTTCTTCTTCATCGAACTCGATTTCATAAACTACTTCTTCATTCTCCTCTTCCTCTTCTTCCTCTTCGTTCATTTCTTCATCATCTTCTGATTTGTCGAATACTTTTGAAACGATGTCTTCGATAGATTCTTCTTCGTACATGTCTGAAGTCATGTCCATTTCGTACATTTCTTCTTCCTCTTCTTCTTCGTACATTTCTTCCTCTTCTTCTTCACCTTCACCAACAATCATGTATTCATTTTCGTCAGTTTTAAGGTTTATGTTTCCTGCATCATCTTTTTTTACAACGATGTTATCATCAGGTCCCATTAATTCGAAAACGCGAAGAACTTCGTCGTCATCTTCGTCAGAAAGGTCAATTACGTCATCATCAGAGGACATATCCATATCCATGTTATCAATATCCATATCCATACCACCCATTTCAGATTCTTCTTCTGAATCTTCTTCAGATTCATCTTCAGAGTCTTCTTCTGAGCCCATAGACATTTTAACATCTGTTTCAATCTCGTCTTCTTCTTGTTCAGAAAGAGATTCTTTTACTAGTTCGCTGATTTCTTCCTTCATTGTTGAAGCAAGTATTCCTTTTGCGTTTTCTGCAACCGTTTCTTCCAGAATTTTCATCTGAATGATTGCTTCTTCTACTAAAGATTTGTTTTTTGCCATTTTTTTTGTTTGGTTTTATCTAATAAATATATCCAAGCTTTAAAAAATCTTAATTTTCAAGTGTTTGGGAAATTATTTTTTTATTTTTCGGAGTTATTTGTCTTAGTTTGTTTTAATTTTTGAAGTTCGTCGTCAATTAATTTTTCAATTTGTTTTCTTCTAAATTCTAAATTTTGAAGTCTTCTTTCTCCAACTTTGAAAATGTCATCTTCTACTTTACTTACTTTTTTGGAACTTGGTTTGTACAATTTTGATTGTTCAAATGAAATGTTAGTTAATTCCCAAGGTTCATAAAATCTTACAAGTCCTGCGTATTGTGTATAAATTTTATTTGGTTTATTTCTAAACCCTATATATTCTCCATTTTCATTATTAACAAAAAAGAATAAATCAACGTTTTGAGGTTTATATCTTTTATTATCAAAACTTGGACTTGATACAACAAAGAAGGTATCACCATCGGAGTCATATTTACTTTCAACTTTTTTAAGAGGTTTAACTTGTACAAAAAATTCTTCTTTATCACCAATCTTTACGGCCAAATCTTGACCCATTCTAGTGTCTTGTACGCTACCTGAACAAAATCTTCTAATTTGAACATTTGAACCTAATTTTTCTTTTAGGATATCCATCGCTTGAGTTTCATTCTTTATCCCCCTGTCGATAGTGTCTTTATTTAAATCAACTAATTTTTCAGTCCACTCACCATTGAATAACTTTATTTTGTTTTTAGTTATCCACGACTTTAGTTCATCATCAGATGGGTTATTATTTTTAGTTTCGTCTTTATACCATTCTTCGATTTGTTTTTTAACTCTACTGTTGGTATCAAACCAATTCAAAACAGACCATTCATCATCGACAAGTCCTGAAACATATTTGGATACAGGATAAACGTTAATCACACCTTCGTTAGTTTGACAATTTTTATCAGGGTCTTGTATTGAACCGTAATTTCCAAGTGGTTCATGAACGTCTCTTAATGTTTTTCTTATGTGTGCGGCTAAAGGATTTTGTTGTGACCTTTCCAATAAAATAATATATTGTTGTTCATTAAGAATGATATTCATATGAAATAAATATCATGTAAATAAAAAAGGAGACCTTTTGGGTCTCCTTATATTAAATTATTGATTTCTAATTTATTCTATCACTTCGTCAATTTTACTTTCAACAATTGCTGTTATTCTCCAATCTTGAGTATAACTTTCAAAAACTTTGGTAACTTTTGCCTCAACATCAGTTGGACTGTAACCTTTTACAAGTTTTTCTTCTTTTTGTTTTTTAATCTTACCTGATTCTGAATCAACCATATCAATGGCCACTTTTGCTACGAAATATTTTTCATCCATGTTGTATAATTTTATTTACCCAAATAATCGGATAATTTTCTCATTAAGTCAAGCGATTTGTTTCCACTATCACCAACTTGTCTTTGAACTTGCATTTTTTTCTCTTCTTCCAAGTTTTCTTCATACATTGACCTTTCTTCAGGGGTTGAGAAAAGGTATGCTCCAGGTGTGGATGGTGACGATACTAAATCAAAACAAATCAATTCAAAATCATCTTGTACTTCGTTTTGTTCACCCACTTTTTTAAGTGAACCAACACCACGAGAAGATATACCAAGAGTAACTCCTTGTCTTAAATAGTTTGCCGCTAAATCCCCTTTACTCGAACAAATACCTCTTTCGTGAAAACCTGGTGTTGTTAATAACTTCAATTTACCCATTAAAACATTCCCATCCCACCACACTTCAGTGATAATGTGAGAAACTCTATCTAAATCAATTAGAGATGATTCAGGGTGATTTAATTCAGAAAGGGAAGTTCCTTTTTGAATCATTTTTTTATAATTCTCGGCTTCCCTTTTTAGAATACGTTCAGGATAAAGTCTACCATTTCTGTTAGGTGTGTTATACTTTTGAAGTACCGCATAAAATTCAAAAGGTTTAGAATGGTCTAACATTCCTTTTGATTCTTTAATTATGTTTAGGTTTCTTTCATCCTTTGGGGATATATATCCAGCATCTTCCTCAATAAGAATTCCCTTACCAACTTGACCTGGTTTTATTATTTCTAAATTCATTATAGTATTTTTTATAATAAATATTAAATAATTTTGGTTTATGCAATGGTTTCCTTTTGTTTTTTAATTTTTCTCAAGTAAAATTTGAAATAGTCGTTATTTCTAAAATTTTCATCGAATATAAATTTGGATAATTTTTTAAGATGGTCTTTCATTTTTTTTGATTTGAAATCTTCATCATTTACCCTTAGAAACAAAGTTATCTCTAAATTTAAAAATGATTTTTTCCCTTGATTCAATCCGCTTGACCTTAAATCCAAATCTACAATAAATTTTTCATCAAAATAATCTTTATCTATTTTTTCATAAATTGAATGTTTAATAGCTCTACTGAGATTTAATACTACTCTTTGCCAATTTTCTGAGTCTTTTATGGGTTCTACCCAAGTTTGAATGTTTAAATAAATTGATTTTAAATTTACTGAGTCCACAGTTCCATAAGTTACTTTAGCATTCTTAAATCCTGTGATTTTTGAGGTTTTCCCCTTCTTCATTACGTTCCATATTTTTTTGAAGTTTATTTTGTAAAAAAAATAAGGATAAATAACCCCATAGTCAAAAAAATTTGTATATTTGTGATATTTGTATAATATGATAATTATTAAACTTGATAAAGGAATGTCTGTTGAAAAGGCATTAAAATTGTACAAGAGTAAGATTATTAAAACAAAACAAAGTTCTCAATTGGTGGAAAGAAAAGAGTTTGTGAAACCTTCTGTTAAAAACAGAAAACAACTTTTAAAGGCCAAATACGTTCAAAGATTAAACTCGAAAAAAGATTAAAGTGTTTCTTTCAAATTTTTAAGTTTGAAATAAGATAGTTTGTCAAATTTTTCTGAATTAATTTTTTCTAACGTTTCGTCAACTTTTGTTTTTGTTTCATCATCTTCGACTGACTCTTTAAGTGTTGTTAATTTTTTAACAACATCTTCTTTTATTTGCTCAAATTCTTTTTCTAAATCCGCGATGTCTGAAGATAATAAATTAATTAATTCTTTCTTGTCAGATTCTTCTAATGTCTCAATGTAATTAGAAATCGTTCTATTTGCAACGTTTACCATTGTAGATAACGGTAATTTAATTTCAGATTTTTTTGTGGTTGGGATAGATTTTAATCCTTCTTTAATTGTTTTTTTACTTTTAAGTCTAATATCAAAATCAACAACTTCTTGAGAAAAAAGATTATCTATATCGTTGTATTTGTTCTCACAAGTTACTTTACTAACCCAAGATTGTAACTCATTTAATTTTTTTGGTTCAATTTTATTTATTAGGTTTTCATATCTGATAATAGATTCCAACATAAATTCACTTGCGATACTTTCTTCCAATCCTTTTGGAGAACTTAATTCGTCATAAAGAAAAAGTAACTTTGATATGTTTTTATTTTCAATAACTAATTTTTTGAAAATTTTCATTTCCTCTTTAAACGTGTTTTTCTTGTATGATTCAAGTAACACGTTTTCTATTTTTGATTTTAATAATCCAAATTTCATTTTAATTTTTATTAATAAATATTAGTTTCCTAAAAGTTTATCTAATTCTTTTTCCATATCACCCAAAGAATTCTTGAATTTGGAAAGGTCAATATATGTATCCTCTGATAATAAATTTTCACTTTCAAGTAAAATATTATAATTATCTTTTGATTTTGACTCAGGTGTCATACCTGCTTCTCCACCAGGTTCAGGTCCTGGAGGTGGTGGCGATGGAATTTCTCCTCCTCCACCCATATCTGACATTCCTCCATCAGGTGAAGGAGGTGGAGTTGCAGATGCGTTTTCAGTACCACCTGTTTTAGTACCGTATAATTTATCTATATTATCAAAAATTCCTGTATGAGTGATAATTGTTGCGGTGTTTATTAGTTCCGCACCAACAGCTCTTTCAATTCTTTGTTGTTGTAAATCAAGTTTAATTTCGTCATCAGAAAACCCAAGAATATGTTTCTTAGCCCAAGTTTGTGATACAGGTGCAATACCTTCTTGTGAAGGAGCCACCGCATCTTTATACGCCAATAATTTTTCTTTCCAAACATCAATTTTAAGTAAGTCGGCTTGTGATGATGGATTTGTTAATCCTAATGTGAAGTTTGATAATTCGTCTTCAAAACCAAGTAAGAATAAATGAATAATTGCTATTTTATTAAGTTCTGCAATCATACATTTTTGTATTTTATTAATCGTCCTTGCAAAACGAATATCCATTAGTGACAAATCTTTTCCTCCACCAACAGGTTCTTCAAATCCTAAGAAGGCTTTTGGAACTCGAAGTGCGGTAACCAATTTCTTTTGAATGTATTCAATATCGGCAATCTCAGATAAATTTTGAGCACCAGGTAATGTTTCTATTGGACTTGCTTGAGCCGGGTCACGAACAGGTATAAAATAATCTTGGTCAACCGCCATTTGATTAAATCTCATATCCACATTTCCTGATTGACTATCAACAACTTGATTTCTTTTAAATTTGTTTGCAACACGTTGTACATATGGTTCAACATCTTTATCGTCCATATTACCAACAAACACTTTAAATACACGTCTTTCAGGAGCTCTTGATGTACGATATATTAACATAGCGTCTTCAGACAATAATAATTGTTTCCAAATACGCCTTGCTTTTTCTAACATCGAAGTACCGTATGGTAATTTTCTATCATCTCCTAATAGTCTAAAGTGAGCAATTTCCCATGAATTAAATTCCATGTCTTTCGCCTTCCATTTAAATCTTAAACCTTTGTTTTCAGGCAATTCTTCAACATTGTGAGACTTGGACGGCATACCTCTTTCCAAACGTTCTACTTCAATGTTTGGTAGTTGCATACAACCTACAATCCCCTTATCGGGGTCTAATTTTAGATAAACAAAATTATCTCCGTATTTACAAGTATTTCTTGTCCACATCTGAAGATTAGTATTAATATCTAAGGCATTGTTAAATAAATCAGCTAAAATAGATTTTATACGTTTTGATTCTGAATAAATTTGTAGTATGTAACCGTTTTGGTCGGCAGTTGTGGATTCTTCACCATAAATGTCCAATGCAGTAGAAATTTCTGGAGTGTATTCCATTGATTCGTAATCATAAAATGATGCTAAACGAGTTGGTTCATAATATACCGCTTGAGTATAAAGATTACTTTCGATTTTAGTCCACTGATTGGCTAAATAATAGGTCTGTTGAGCCTGTAATAATTCTTTTTGATATTCTTGTTTAGAAGTTGTTTTTAGTAACTCCTTTTTATCGTATTTGTAAGTTGGATAATCTTGATTTAATAAAGCGTTAGGACCGAAAGCGTTCGATAACCTTTGCCAAACTGTTAATTGATTATTTTGATTATTTTGATTATTGTTTTGATTTTCCATATGAGAAATTTAATTTCTATTTCTTGAAATTAAATAGTTAACTCTGTCCTGTAGGATTTGTATCTTGAGGACCTTGTTTATTAATTTTGTTATCACCACCTGGTTTAACAGAACTAATGCCTTGGCCAGGAACATTTAATTTACTTCCGTTTAATTTTTTACCCGATTTTTTTCTTCTAATTAAACCCATAGTTTATTTTATAAATATTATCTCACACCAAATAACCAACCGTATTTCATGTAATCTTCTTTACTTACGTTAGCTCTTCCAATATCTTGTCTCCTTTCATTCATATTAGGTAAAAGAGGATTGAATGATATTTGTTCAGTTACATTGTTGTTGTTATTTACCGACCAAGAATCAATCATGGCCTTAGTTTGTTCAGTAACTTTAGTTAAACTTGAAAATGATGACTCAGCGACATAACACTCCATTGATATTGACATGATTAAATCATCA